AAAACTTCAATGGAAGGTGACTTTGATACTGGAAACGTTAGATACAAAGCGAGAGAAAGATATGTATTTGGATTCTCTGATCCAAGAGGTATCTTTGGTTCAAACGCTACGTAATCAATAATTTTAAAGGGGCCGACACAATTCGGCCCCTTTTTATATATAGGGTGAGAAAATGACTAAATTCCTCGTAAATATCTGGGCCTACGACCATCACGCAAAATTTGAAGTAGAGTCCGAAGACAATCCAAAATCACTAGAACAATCAATAGTTGACAAACTAGGAGAAAATGTTATAAAGTGGGAAAACCTTGGAATATCTTATGATAACAAGGTTAACAGAATAACCTATGAGGAGGTTATAGATGATACAAGACCTATACAAACAAAAAAGGTCCTTGGAGTTGAAGTGGGAACAGGAGCATCTATCTAACGGTAGATACACTCTTGAAATGGTCAGAATTGATGACAAAGTTAAAGAAGTTATCACAAAGATCAAGCTGGAAGAAGCAGCTATTGCTCACAGACAAAATACTGTCGAAGGTGCAGCTCCACAAGTTTCTGTAGCTACTTAATAAAAAGCTACATCGTAAAAACATCATTTACATTACAGGCTCTCTTGCGCTCTACTCAAATGTATTGTATAAAAGACACACTATACATTTAATTAGAACATAGACGCGTATAGTCGACGGCCTAGAGACTATGTTCGGTAAACTAGGAGGATATAAATATGGCATCAACTACATTTTCGGGACCGATTAAAGCGGGAACGATTTCAAATACAACAGGTACAACACTTGGTGATAACGTTGCAAACGTTGGTCAAGTAGTAATGACTCAATCATCAGATGTTGCCTTAACTCACGCAACAACTACAGCAACTGCCTTAGGAATTATTATTCCTGCAAACAGTCAAATCATTAATATTGATATTGTAGTAGAGCAGTTATTTGCTAACTCTTCTACAACTACAATCGCTGTTGGAAATGCTACAGGGACTCCAACAAATATTGGAGCAGCTCATAACGTTTCTGCTACAGCAGTAGGACCATTAAAAATGTTACAAGCTTCAGCTGCAGCTTGGCACGACATTGGCACTAGTGATATTGAACTTTTTGGTATCGTTGTTGCTAACTCTGCAACTGCAGGGAAAGCAAGAATTGTTGTTACATACGCACAAAATAATAATTTAACTGCGTTTTAATAATTAATAATTTAGTGTGGGCTTCGGCCCACACATAAATTTTAAGGAGAAAAATTAATGAGTACATATCCAGTAGACGTAAAAGCGGTCCAAAAACATACTGTTGCAACACACACTATATTTGCAGGACCAGGTAGAATTGTAGGTCTTTACATTAATAAAGAACCTAACCTTGCACAAAGCACCGTTACTTTACAAGATGACAGCACAGATGTAGCAACATTTAAAGTTAGAGCTACTAATAATACTAACGGAGCCGGTGTAACAGAATACATTCAGTTTCCAGGTACAGGTATTAGATGTGCAACAAATATTAAAGTAACAATTGCAGATACAGTTACATTTTGTACAGTAATATTTGGCTAGGAGAATTCAATGGCTACAATTACTTATACAGTCACTGTAGCAAGTGGCACTAACCAGTATGGAACCGGTAATAAATTTTATATTAACGGTGAGGTAAGTCCTGTCCTTTATTTACAAGAAGGTAATACTTATATATTTGATCAGTCTGATTCAACGAACGCAACACACTATTTAGCTTTTTCTACAAATCCAAATAATTCACCGACTGCAGCTTATACAACTGGTGTAACAGTAAATGCTGGAGCAAGCGGACCAGGATCAGCTGGAGCTAATACAACCATTGTTGTTGCCCCTGTTAAAAAAACTGGTGCACCTGTATTATTTTATTATTGCACAGCTCACTCAGGTATGGGTAATGCTGCACAGACTATTTCACCTACTTCAGGTGAAGCAGAATTTAATCCACAAATAGATGAAATTATAGAAGAAGCTTTTGAAAGAACTGGAGTTCAAGGAACTAGAACAGGATATCAATTAAGATCTGCAAGACGTTCTTTGAATATAATGTTTCAAGAATGGGCTAACAGAGGTGTTCATTTATGGAAAGTTAAACTTGCTAAAGTACCTTTAGTAGAAGGACAAGCAGAATATAGTTTTGCAACAGATTCAGAAAATTTTCCAAAAGATGTGGACTCAATATTAGAAGCTTACTACAGAAATAATTCTGATGCTACAGCACCACAAGATATTGCACTTACAAAAATAGATAGATCTGCATATTCAGCAACACCGAATAAATTAGCTAAAGGCACACCATCACAATATTATGTAGAAAGAAAATTAAATCCAAGTGTATTTTTATACACAACACCAAGTTCAAGTGTATCAAGCACAACAACACCAACTAATTTTCAATTTTGTTTTTATTATTTAGCAAAAATTCAAGATGCTGGTTCTTATAATTATACATCAGATATAGTTAACAGATTCTATCCTTGTATGATGTCAGGACTTGCATATTATTTAAGTCAAAAATATTCACCAGCTATGAGTCAAGAGTTGGAAAGAAGATATGAAAGTGAATTATTAAGAGCACTTGATGCAGACAATCAAGGCACATCTACTTTCATTTCACCACAAACATTTTATGGAGATGGAGTATAATGGGTAAGTACGCATCAGGTAAATACGCATTAGCAATTTCTGATAGATCAGGAATGGCTTTTCCGTATGATGAAATGGTTAAAGAATGGAATGGATCTTTAGTTCATTATTCAGAGTTTGAAGCAAAGCAACCACAACTTCAACCAAAACCAGTTGGTTCTGATCCACAAGCTTTATATAATCCAAGACCACAACCAGAATCAAAAACAAGTTTAATACTTTTAGGTAACAATCCTTTTACATCTGTAATTTATAGTGGAACAACTTATGTAAATGTTTTTTCACAAGATCATCAAAGAGCAGCAGGTTCTATCGTAAGATTCAGAGGACCACCTGTTGTTACTTCTGCTGGACCAGGAGGTGTGTTTCCAATACCCGCTGATCGTAAAAATTTACAAGCTTTTGCAACCATACCTACGTTTGACAACGTAAGTGATTTAAATAATACATCTGGTTTTACAATTGCATTAGGACAAATAGATTCTTCAGGAAATGTTACAGGAGCAACAACATCAGATCCTTTAACAGATCCAATAAATTATTTTTATATAACTAGCACTAGCAATGCTACATCAGGCGGTGTATCAGGTGGTGGAGAAAATTGCTCTGCTGGACCAGTAACATTAGGAGTTGTAAACGGATAATGGCATACACTTTAGATAACTTAAGAACTGATATTAGAAACTACACAGAAGTAGGTAGTAATGTTTTATCCGACACTGTGTTAGAGAGAATAATTAAAAATGCAGAATTAAAAATTCACAGAGCAATAGACACAGATCAAAGTGTATTTTATGCTACGTCAAATTTAATTATTGGTAATAGATATGTGACTATACCAGCTGATTTAAGATTTATTAGATATGTTCAGCTTAAAAATTCTGATGGTGAGCAATTTTATTTAGAACAAAGAGATACTAGTTTTATAGCAGAATATTACTCTACACCCGGTACTTCCGCTGTAGATATACCTAAATATTATGCAAATTGGGACGAAGAGTTTTGGGTGGTGGCCCCAACACCTGATAGAACTTATGAAATTACACTGGCTTATGACAAAGAGCCACCAACAATTACGACAGATACAAGTGGCACATATTTGTCAAATAAATATTCAGATCTTTTGTTAAATGCCTGCTTGGTAAATACATTTGGGTACTTGAAAGGACCGCAGGATATGTTACAATACTATCAAGCTGCTTATAATGAAGCTTTAGAATCGTATGCTCTCGAGCAAATTGGGAACAGACGCAGAGACGAATATCAAGATGGTGAAGTTCGGGCTCAACTTAACGTCAAACCACCATCAAGTTATGGAAAATAAATAGGAGAAAATAAAAATGGCAAACGTAGTACCTTTTTCATTCGCACAAGAGTTATTGAAAGGAACACACGACTTCGTAAACAAC